GGCGCAGGCTGCGGAAGCTGCCCGGAAAATCGAGGCAAATCTGTACTACCAGACCCACGGCGGATTCATTGCCCCTGATGGGCGCAAGCTGAAAGGCGAAGATTTCAAAAAGGAAAACGCGAAAATCTTCGCCGCCCTCCCGATGGTGGTACAGCGGTGGGCTGGCTCCCCGGCGGACCTGTCGGAGATTTTCGGCAGCCGCAGCAGCGCGGATCTGCGCCAGTTCGTCCGTCCGGGCTTTGACCGGGCTGTGCAGGATGCCCCGGTTGAGAGTTTGCAGCCCCCGGCTCTGCCCTGCGGCGCAGCCCCGGCACAGATTGGAGGTGGTACGGCATGAGGTCGAAGAGGCCATTCCGCAGCCTGATCGTGTGCGTTTCGTGTGCGATGGTTGGCTGCATCCTCGCAAGCACGGCCTACTCCCGGCGGGTGGACGAGTTGGAAATCGAGCGGGATATTTACGCCAGCCGTTTTCAGAACTGGCAGACGCGGGCGATTGACGCGGAGGAAAATGTCGGCCGGCTTCAGACCGAGGTAGATAACCTGACCGCAGAGCTGAACGCCCAGACCGATTTGACCCTTACATACGCCGGGTCGTTCAGCTGCACGGCCTATTGTGCCGAAGAATACGCCCACATCTGCGGCGAGGGACACGGAATTACATCCAGCGGCGCAAAGGTGCAGCCGGGCGTGACCGTGGCAGCTGACACCAGCATCCTGCCCTACGGCACGGTGGTCTATATCGAGGGTGTAGGTCTCCGGGTCGTTCAGGACACCGGGAGTGCTGTGGTAGGTAACAAGCTGGACGTGGCGGTGAACACCCATGCGGAGGCTCTAAGCTGGTCTGGCTGGGGTTCCCGCCGGGTCTGGAT